CACTCGGCGGGCTTCGCGGGCGAGGCCGCGAGGGCGCCGAGCAAGAACGTTGTACGGTTCCACTGCCGTTGCAGCATGGGATCGTAAAATTGCGACAGCGCGTTGAAGATCGTTTGCAGATTCTCGCCAGCCATGGACGGAATTCCTTTCTATGATTCCGCCCGCTGAGCGTGCGGATTGTGATTACGCGAGAGAGCGGTCGAGTGCTTCGCCCAGATTCCGGGCGATCTGTTCTGGGGAAAGCTGTTGATTGGTATTGGGCGAGCCGCCTTGTGTCGGCCTCGAGCCGGCACCCTTGGTGCCAGTCGGCGGCAAAAAGTGTTTGGCCTCGTCGGTCTTCAGCCACGAGGTGAGTCCCTCGGTGAAGGACACCTGGCCCCCGTTTTCGTCGTTCCAGAGCAAGGTCGCGTCGTCGTCGTCGCCGGACCACTCGACGCGCTTGCGGCGGTCGAGAAACGCGAGGGCGAGCTCCTGCTGGAAGGCGTCCTTGATGCCCCCCTTGGTGAGCTGCTCCAGCAGCGTTTTCTGGCGATCCATCTCGCGGCGGCGGGCCTCTGCGGCTGCGGCTCGCGCGTTGGCGATCTCGATGTTCTTGCGGTTCTCTTCGAGCTGCTTGCGAAGCGTCTGAAGCTCGACGTCGTCCTGGCGACCGCCCTTGTTCTTGCCCTTCGGGTCTGGGTCGTCCACCGGTGGGGCGGGCCGAAGCTCCTTCAGCAGTTCGGGCAATTGCGTCTTGAGCGCCTCACCCAAGCTCGCCGTGGTCTTCTCGAGAATCTTCTTTTCGAGAGTCCCCAGACGCGCGGTGAAGATGTTGTTGACGGTCGCGCCCATCAAACCGTTCAGCGCTTCGATTTGCTCCGGGCTAAAAGCCGGATTCGTGTTCTCGCCAGCCATGATGGTCCCGTGTTCTCGACGCGGCCCTGAGAGGGCTGCGCCGTCCCGCGAATGGATGTCCCCATGCTTCCCGGTGCGCGGCTGCACCGAGGGCACGTGCGGCAAATGACGACACCCCCGACGCGCCGCCGTGGCGCTATTCGGAGGTCACACCGGAACGAGATACGTTCCGGGGAAGCTCTTGGAGAGTTGCAGCACCTCGAGCCGCAATTGCTCGCGGGCGGATGCCTTCACGTGGCGGATGACGCCGATGCCTTCGAAGGTGAGCATCGCGGCGTCCCACTCGCGGTCAATCTCGCGTCGGCGCTGGTGGTAGTGCGACCAGAGCGGCTGCGAGACGAGAACGAACGGGCGATTGCCGGGGAGGTCAGTAGAAATCTCTGCCCCCGAGCTCACTGGGCATCACGCGGCGGTGTTCCTTCCAGTGGAACTTCTTTCGGCCCACCTTCATGATGCGCATCTCGGCCTCGGCGAACATGTCGAGGTGAGGGGCAGGGTCGAGGTTCAGCACGCGCAGGCCGTGCGCGATCGTCTCGTGGTGGCTCACGATGGCCACCTTGGTCATCGTCGCGTCGCTGGCGACCCGTTCGATCAATTTCTTGATCGACATGTTCGGGCCGATGCTCTGCTTCGTCTCCACGCTCGCGAGGCCGAACGCCTCGCGCAGTATCTCGGCCGTCTCCTGCGTTCGAAGCTTCGGCGACGCGAAGATGATGCTCGGGACCTCGTCCTTGTCTAGCATCCACTGCGCCAGGTTTTGGACGTATTCGCGCCCGTCGTCAGTCAGTGGCGGATCGAACTCCGGATCGTCCTCACGGTCGGGCTCGGGGACGGAGTGCCTGATGAGGTAGACGCGCATGGGTGTCCGTTGTCTCCGGTACGGGCTTGGGCGTCGGCATGGGCTGCCGATACCCGATCGCGTGCCAGGCCGACGGCGGCTGGTCGCACATGCGTTCTTGGCGCAGCTCCACGCGGCATCGCGTGAAGCCAACGCGGAGTGTTTCGGGGCACTTCTGAGCCTCGTCCTGCGAGCAGAAGCGGGCGATCTCGATCTTGCGCCCCGCGGCGTCGTGCCCGACAACGACCCAAACCGGGCAAGTGTCGGCCACGGCGCGGCGACTTGTCAGCCCGCCGAAATGGCGGTGTGCACGTGCGCGGGATGCTGGTCCTCGAGCCGCTCCTCCCGCGCTTCGACGCTGACGTTGTACCAGCGCCCGAGACGGGTCACGTGGTCGTCGGCGTGGCCTCGCTGGAAGAATTTGGCGAGCTCCACGCGCTGATTGGTCTGCGGATCGTGCCCGATGACGTAGTGGACGGTGATCTTGTCGCTCATGTGGTCACCCGAATGCGTTGCGGCGCCATCCGAACGATGACCAAGGCGCCCGCCGTCGTGCCCGTGCCGGCGACCATGACGAGCCGCAGGCGATCCGTGAAGGCGCCGTTGACGACCGACGCGAGCGCCGATCCGAGGGCAGGCGCGAGGTTCTTGCCGACTGCGACGGGCGCCGTGGTGTTCGTCGCGAGCGACAGAGGCGCTTGGTAGTATTTGACCCCAGAGCCAGCGGCGGCTTGCGTGAAATGGATGACATCGTACCAGTTGTTACCCCCGTCCGGGCTGCACTGAACGTAAACGTCCAACGTGCCGCCGGTCGCACCTTGGATTTCGGCGGCGACGTCCAGCGAGTCGAAATCGTCCAGGGGCGTGGCGACGCCGAGGGTCGGCGCGGCCGACGTGACCGGAGCCGAGCTCACGGCCGTGCCCGGCGCGTTCGGGGACAGCTCCGAGAAGACGAATCCTCCGATCATGAGACCTCTTTGATGGCGTCCGCCCGCGGGACGATGATGTCTTGGCACCGGCAGTTGACGTGCACGGAGCCGGGTTCGAGCCCACTGTCGTAGGAGCCGTCCACTTCGGCGACCTCGCCGTCCTGGTCTGCGCACTCGTTGCACGTGCGGTCGTCGAGCAGCGACGACCACTGCCGCACGAGCTCCTCTTGCACCGCGTCGGCGAAGCTGCCGTCGCGATAGCTGCGGTCGTATTCCATGGCGTCGAGCAGCGCCTGCCGATGCTCGTCGGAGTACGCCTCGGCCGTCTCGGTGGCCGCGATGCGCGCGATCCGCGACCGCATGTGCTTGGGCGACTCTGCGAGCGCCCTCGAAACGTCCCTCTCGACCCGCACGGCTTTGACCGCCGAGGCGATGGCCATCCCCTGCCAGGCGCCGGACAGGGCCAGCGCGGCGGCTTGCGCCAGCGCGGCGTCGTCGTCCCCTCGAGCCGTTCCGGAGCCGAGCTCCGCGAGCCACACCCCGGTCATGCCGGCGGCGACGAGCTCCTTGCCGAGCCGACCCGCGGCGACCGCGCGGACCGCTTGGCGGCCCTTGGCAATCGTCTGCTTTGCGGTGGCCGCCAGCGTCGCGCCGACACCGAGCAGCATGATGAGCATCGCGGCGCGGGTGCGGCGCTTGTGCGCCTCGGCCTGCGCCTTGGCGGTTGCGTCGGCCACGTCCTTCGCGAGCGCCGCCGCAAGCTTTCCCTCTTGCAAAATCATCGATCCCGCGGCGAGCCGCTGAAGCTTCGTGCCCCTCAAAGGCCAACCCCGCCCGGCTTTCGACGTGCGGGGGATAAGGCCAGAGGCCCGTCGGCCCAGACCGTTCGCAGAACGTTCAGATGGCCAGGCGGGCGACGCATTCTTACCACCACCCGTGTACGTGTCAATCGGTTCACGCCGCCTTGGGCTTGGGCGACTTCACCTTCGGGCCCTTCGTCGTCGGCGACTTCACGGTGGGCGCCTTGGGCATCGGCGGGGCGCCCGGTGCGCCGGGAGTCCCAGGCTCGGGCGGATTCTCGAGCATGTCTTTCTGGACGTCCTGGGTGAGCTCGCGAATTTCCTGCTCGCCCTCGATCCCTTTGTCGATCTCGTCGCTGATGGTGGCGACCGTCTCCGGAGGCAGCCCGGGGAGCAGCTTCTTGACCATGCGCTTCGCGTGTTCCTTGCGGAACGTCTGGCTCGGGACGGCCACCGCTTGCAGCGATATCGCTTCCTCGAGCACCTGTTCGCGGTCGTCCGTCTCGTAGCCGTCGAGGCCGTGGGGCACCCAAACGACGGCTTCCTTGCGCACGTTCGCGATGACGTCGTAAACGCTGCGCCAGAATTCACGCACGAACCGCCCGAGCGCGCTCAGCACCTTCGTGGTCTTGTCTTCGTCCTTCTGCTTCGACAGCCCCGAGCGGCCGAGCGCCGTCGCGCTTGGACGAATGCTGGCCGCCATTTGGTGATTGACCGAAAACATGCTTTCGCGCACGCCCTCGATCTGCTTGTCGATGATCTCGTAGGCGTGGCCGAGCGGCTCGATGAATTCCGCTTTGTCCTCGTGCCCTAGAACGACAAAGCCTTGCTTCTCGAATTGCCCCACGGGGTCGCGCCCGCGGTTCGGGTTCTCGGCAACCTCGCTGGTCGCGCGGCCCTTCGCCGGCAGCTCGGGCCCGAGAGAAATGACAGGGACCGCCACGCACGAGCGCCCCTCGGCGCCCACGAGCGACGAGCGGCGTCGCCAGTGTTCGAGCGCCTGCGGGCCGATCTTGTTACCGACCCAAAGCCCTTTTGGGAGCTCGAATCGAAGGAGCGGGATGCGGTCGAAGCTCGTGGAGCCCTCGGCCTCGACTTGCACGAGCGTTTCCGCCTTCGGCGGCTTATCCGGATCGTACGAGATGGCGTAGCGCGTCCAGATGGCGACGCCGAGGTCCATCTTCCAGATGGTGTACGTCTCGCGGATCGTGTCGCGCTTGCCCTCAGGGGTGAGCCGCTCTTGCTCTTTGGTCGCGATGATAACCCACTCGAAGCGCTTGGCCTTTGAGTCCCACTTCCAATCGATTACCTGGTTGCCTTCGACCTCGTACGCGTAGCAGCGTCGCGCGCCGACCTCGTCCTCCTCGGCGAGATTGGCAGGGGGCTCGACCGCCGAGACGTCCGGCGAGTCGATCATGAGATACGCGCGCCGATGCTTGAGCGCGCAGGTGAGGAGGGTCCCCGCCATCTCTTCGAGCGTCGTGCCCGTGTTGTCTATGTTGGTGGCGAGCTCGGGGTAGAATTCCTTGTCAGGAACGTCGCCCGGCGTATTCGGATTGTCCGCGTCGCTCGCTGGCTGAATGCTCAGCGGTTGCGCGAATAGGTCCGCGCCAAACTGGTCTACGATCTGCCCGAAGTAAGGC